CCTGAATTCAACACATAAGTGCAACGCTCACCCCTGTATGCACTTCGTACGGCGTCTTCCAGCCCAAGCGCTTGCGCGGGCGTAGATTGATCCTCGCTACTGTCCGATTGACGGCTTCGACGGTCAGCTTGCTGAAGTCGCTGCCCTTGGGGAAATACTGGCGGAGCAGACCGTTGGTGTTTTCATTGGTGCCACGTTGCCAGGATGAATAGGGGTCTGCAAAAAAGACCTGGCACTGGCTCCGTAGCGCGATGCGTTCATGCCCGGCAAACTCCCTTCCGTTATCCAGCGTCAGCGTGTGAGCGGCATGGCCCTGAAGCATCAGATTGATCGCCCGCGTTACCTGCCGGCGCGTTCTGCGCTTGACCGGATAGGCGCTCAGATAGCCGCTTTTGCGATCAACCAGGGTCACCAGGTTACCGCCCAGTCCATGTACCGTATCGCCCTCCCAGTCCCCCAGGCGCTCGCGGCTTTCGACCTCGGCTGGGCGTTCACTGATTGACACGCGATTACGCAGCTGCCCGCGCCGATCGTGGCTTCCATAGCGTTTCCGGTAGCGCTTTCGGCGATGTCGCAGATAGGTATAAAGCTCACCACCGGCGCGCTGTTCGGCGGCAATGAACCGATAAATCCACTCATGGCTGACCGCCCGGCTTGGCTGCTCCTGCTTCAACCGCTGGGCGATCTGCTCCGGACTCATGCCATGCTTGAGCCACACCGGGAGATGATGGCTGAGCCATGTCGCCGGCTTGCAAAACTTGCGCGCACCCGCTCGACGAGCATCACTTTCATGGGCCGCAGAAACAGCCTTGTAGATATTCTGGGTGCTGTTGCGGCGAACCTCGCGACTGATCGTCGAGGGATGCACGCCGACCCGCTTTGCAATGCTCGCCTGGCTCTCTGCGGCGCTCAAGCCAGCCTCAATCTGGTAACGTTGTCCCTGAGTCAGCTGCCGGTAATGCGTAGTCATCTGCGCTTGAATCCTTCGGTGTGAGAGCCTGGATTCTACCGGTGGCTGGCTCTCTGCCTCTCGTTTCAAGCGTTGCGCTTATTCTATGAATTCAGGCGGATTAAGAATATTACGAGGAATGATGTGATTGCGGCGTGGCGGATGAACCCGGCGTTGGCGGGGTGCATGCCGGAGAATGCGGCGGGGTTTGGGGATGTGGAGAAGATTGATCGGGTGTATATGAATAATGAGATACGGCCGATTAGGCAGTTGTTTTTGCAGGTGAATGGGCGGTTGCGTAGGGATCGGCGGGTGGGGTGGGTTGAACGTTAAGGTGGAAGCAGGCGTCACTATGGAGTGATAGGACGCCAGATTTTTAAATGCAGAGGAGTGCCCCATGATACAGATTATTGGTGAAAAAATTCACGTCACACCACTTCCACAATGCAAGGATAGTACTCATCCCGCCAAGAGCCAAAGGAGCAACGTGGTCAGTAAACCACGGTGTGACAAATGCTCCCCGAGCAATGACGAAGATTTTTATAGGCCAAGTAATTAATGCGCTTGGTTCATAAATAAGGCGGCCGAAACCTGCATATTCTCGCCAGAAACTATTCTCTTTAATTTCGTAGGTTGCGTGAAGAACAACCGCTGTTCTAGCAGTACGGCTAAGCTTCCGCAGCTCAGAGGTTTGATCGTCTCTATCATGCTCGTTAACTTTAACTTTTATGATTTTTGAGCTAATTTTCATTTCCGCGTTGGGGTCGTATTTCTTCAAGAAATCGTCGCGCACCTCTTTCATTAGAGCTTTATGTTTGAACTTGGTTGCCACCTGCTCAAGTGCGTTGTCGTACAGCTTATTCATCGCGCTATCGAAATACAGACCATAGGACGGAACGCGCTGATAACAACGAGTCCAAAAGTAGATGTTCACTACAGCTAAAACCAGCCAAGCACTGGTGGTGCGTTGGTGAAGCTGCACTTCGTTACCCATCAACTTGAACTGCGTCAGATTCGCGCCGAAATACCAAAGTGCCAAGACCAGTGCAGAATACGTCAGCAGAAAGCCCCGTGCTTTTTTGAAATCGCCTTCATCGTCCATAGTCAACACCGCATTCTATTGAGTTACGCGATGCTAGCAGCTCTTCCTGTGTGATGGCATCTGGCTATTTTTATAGACTAGTATTGCTAAACCGAAAGCTTAGCCTGGGGACCGTCATGAAAGCAGGAATTGCAGCAGCTATAGGGTTAGCCGGGGCGCTGGCGGGGTGGAACGCCGCAGCAGCGAGCAAAAACGACGGAAATTCTCTCCTTTCCAATTGCAACGCAACCATTCGCATAATGGATGGTGAGAAATTTTCGGCTGAGACCAATGAAATAGGTATCGGGCAGTGCTTTGGGCTGGTTGAAGGTGTTCGGAATACACTCGTCTACTTGAACGATTCTTTGGGGAGTAATCTTAGAGTCTGTTGGCCAGACAAGGGAATACCGAATGGCCAAGCTGTTCGAGTGGTGGTCAAATATTTGAACGATCATCCCGCTGAATTGAATCTGGACCAGACACTATTAACAATGTTGGCGTACAAAACCGCTTATCCCTGTAATAAATAACGCTATATTGTAGATAGGTTTTGGCGCCCGATGCGCTGCACCGGGCGCGAACTGCTTACAGCGGGTGCGGCCCTCCTGGCTGCAAGGCCAGGACTAAGTCATCAATGATCGCTTTGCCCATCTCACCCAAATAGTGTGAAGCAAACGCAAACCTCTCCGCCCTTGGGTCCATAGCGGCCTCCAGAGAGAGCATTTTTGCGTAATAGAGCACGTGCGCTGCGTGTTCAAGGGCCTCCAGAATCGGGACCCCTGCGTTGACTCGGAACAGCTTTAAATCGCTGTCGTCCTCGCCGCAAACTCCGAAGTCTTGAGCGCCAATGGTTTCTGCTAGGAGTGGGGTGTTCATTGCTGACCTCCAGATTTCAGAGGGTTTTGAGCGGACATTGCAGCTTGAATAGAGTTTTTTCCGTACGGCATAAGCTTGCTCCTTGGTACTACCCAAAAGAGCTGCCAGTCACGATTCCAAGCGTGAGGGTGGCAGCTGTACGCAGGTTGGAATCCGAGAAGAAGCGACTCGGCAGGCACAAGGCCTCCCACGCACAGCCGCCAAAAAGCACAAAAAGCAGGCACAAAAAAAGCGCCTGTTCATTGTTTGACGACGCTGTAGCGTCTTCTTTCTCGGGATTCCACGCCCGGTCGCTGGTGAGCAGCGACCCGAGGAAGCTTAAATGGATGGCTGGATTCATGCAACTCTGGGCAGTGCATGGCTCAGGTGTGGCTATTGCTTATAACGAGTTGTTTGAGTCAATCTCCACCTTGATGGCTCGGTGCCATGCAGGGTCAGCATGGTAGCAAGCGCAAGGCTAATAATTCGGCCTTGACGTGCAGAATGGAGATGGAAATTGATTACGTATCCTAGAGGCTCTGAGTGGCGTAAATGGGACTTACACGTCCATACTCCAGCATCGGTTTTACAAAGCGAGTTTGGTCAGGATTGGGACAGATATGTCGTAGCTCTATTCCATCGAGCTATCGAAGAAAATATCAGCGTGATAGGTATCACTGATTATTATCTCCCTGAAGGCTACGAGATATTAAGGCGGGATTACCTTGAGAATGCCGAGAAGCTAAAAAGGCTGTTTGATGATGAAACTATTTCTGCCATTAAAAAAATCAGAGTTTTTCCGAATATAGAGTTCAGGATTTCAAAGCTCGTAGTTGGGAAGGAACGAGATTTGTCTTGGAATAGAAAGGTTAATTATCATGTTTTGTTGTCCGATGAGCTTCCGATCGAAAAAATAAAGAGCGATTTTATTTCACAAATAAAATTTTGTTTTAATGCGTCCGCTGGGGCCGAATTAGAGTACCGGGCGCTAACAAAATCGAACCTTGAGGATTTAGGTGATAGGTTAATTGGTGAGCACTCAAAGTTTGAGAGATATGGTAGTGCCCTATTCGTTGGGATGATGAATGCCTCTGTTGATGAGAATGAATTAATTAGGTTGCTTCGTAATAATGCAATGTTTAGGGAGAAGCATCTTGTTGCTCTTCCTTGTGATGAGGATCTTAGCATTGTTAGTTGGGATTCTCAGGGGCACATGTTTCGTAAGAGTTTGATAAAGCAAGCGCATTTTATATTTTCATCGAATCCTAATACAGCAACATTCCTTTTAGGTGGTGAGGATAAGGTAGGATTTGTTAAAGAGTTCGGAGCTGTAAAAGCGTGCTTGTGGGGATCTGATGCACATTCCGAAGATGAGCTGTTCAAACCAGACAACAACAGGCATACCTGGATTAAAAGCGATCCGACGTTTGAAGGTTTAAAACAGGTTGTTTATGATCCTAGTTCTAGAGTTGTTGTGCAGGAATTGTCTCCGCAACAGAAAAATGGTTATCAAACTATAGATCGAGTGCGTTTTTTGAATAAGGTGGGCTCTAAAACATTCAGCGATAGCTGGATAGTTTTGAATCCCGATCTAAATACAATAATAGGTGGGAAGTCATCGGGAAAATCGCTACTTTTATATCATATTGCACGCTCGGTTAATCGAGAGGAGGTTGATAGTAAAGTTCGGCTTTCGAAGTCGTCAAGTTATAGTGGGGTTGACTTGGCGGACTTTGAAGTTGTTTGGTCAAATGGCGATGTTAGCAAACTCTCAGATGTCGATGACAAGAAGCCTCTGACTTATATACCTCAATTGTATATAAATCACTTGGCAGAGGAGGACGGTAAGGGGCAGCTAAACTCTTTGGTAAAAGATATACTCTTGCAAAGCAAGGGGTTTAGAGAGTTTTCCGAGTTTCAAGAGGGGGTAATACTTTCCTTGGGGAAGGAGATTAATTCAAAGATTGATTATTATTTTGAACTGAGGGAGAAATTCAAAGCTCTAGCAAAACAATCGGAAGAGTTTGGTGTCAAGGCCGCAGTTGTTTTAGAAATCAATAAATTGCAGCAAGAGATTAAAACCTTACGCGAAAAGTCCGGTTTTACGGAGGCGGAAGAGAGCTCGTATAAATACTTGGTTTCTAGGAAGGCTTCACTTGAGAATCGTGAGGGGACCTTTGATAAGATAGAAGCAGCAGCTGCAAAAATGGTGAACGTTTCGTCGACTCTGCTTGATTCTTTAATCAGTGACTTTAAAGAGGGGCTGATTTCTGAAGTTGGGCTTCCATTTGATTCCTCATATTTGAAAAACTCTTTAAATTTGCTCGAAAACAAAGTGAGGGATGCAGTTGCTGAATTTAATCTAGATGTCATGGCTAGAATCATTTCTATTGATGGTGACAAGGCAAAAATTTCACTTGAGCATATTGAGATTGAAAAGAGGCTTCAGCCGTTATTGATAAAAATAACTGATCAAGAGTTATCAAATCTTACGATAAAGAAACTAAGCGACGAGGAAGCTAAGTTAAAGTCTATTAATGAAATATTAGAGAGGCAGGAGTCGATAAAAGCTCTCGGTATTGAGTGCTTGATGGACTTAGCTGGACTCTATAAAGGCCTTGTGTGTGCGTATCAAGACTATGCAGCAGAGATTGATAGGCCGGAATACCAATTTGAATCTGGTCTCAATGTTTCGGCTGTTGTAGAGTTTAATGAAGACAAGTTTAACGAGTTTTTATTTATGTTCGATAGGCGGGGCAATTTAGATGCTTTGCTCAGCGGTTTACTGTCGAGTGACGGAAGCTTTAACTTTGATCTTGACTCGCATGCCGAACGGGTAGACAGCATACGTACCAAAATAATTAAAAAACAGGGCGTTCCGTTAGTTAGGAAAGGCATTGAGGATATTGATCTTCTCAAAAAACTGTACAGTGATTGCTTTTATATAAACTACGTAGTCCGCTATAGAGAGGACGACATTGTAACAATGTCCCCTGGCAAGCGTGGGTTAGTGCTACTCAATCTGATTCTGCACTTAAGTAACTCCTCTCATCCAATACTGATTGATCAGCCTGAGGATAATCTAGATAATCGTACTATTTATGATGAGCTCAAAGATTTCGTTAGACACAAGAAATCCTCAAGGCAAATAATTATGGTCACACATAATGCGAATTTGGTTGTTGCCGCTGACGCAGAGTGCGTAGTTGTTGCGAATCAGGCTGGCCAGCAAGTTGATGCTGATATTGATTTTTCTCGATTTGATTATTTTAGTGGTAGTTTGGAATGCTCGTTTGAAAGAACGATTGACGATGGGGCACTTAGAAGTCAAGGTATCCGTCAGCATGTTTGCGAAATACTGGAGGGCGGTGTTACAGCATTCAAAGAGCGGGAGATGAAGTACGGATTGAAAATTTAGGTTAATAAGTATAAGTCGCACGAATATAAATTTCGTGCGAATGCTGTCGTTTGGAAAATCATAATACGCTCTAGAGTGATTTTGAACATTGCTGAATTCAAGATATAGCTATCTCTTGCTTTTATTTGTGTGCTGTGCGATGTAGAATAGATAGTTCTATATGGTCTTTAGGGGCTCCTGTGCGGGTCTACTGTAAATGTTGCGGAGCAAAGGGTCGTATTGTTTCTCGCGACGAACTATCCTTAGAGTTCGTTCGCCTGTACTGCCAATGCAGCTCCCCCCACTGCGGCCACACCTGGGTAGCCAACCTGACCTTCTCCCACACCCTGAGTCCTTCCGCCCAGGCGGTCGACCGTTTGCTGTTCGACCGCCTGCGCAGTTTGTCCAAGGGCCAGCAGCGGGACCTGTTTGATCAATTAGGTGTGGCTTCCTCCACATAGGCGCGCAACTTGGCCTCCGCCTGTTCAAAGCGATCCAGTTGGGCCACGCCGTACTCAATCAAGGCCAGTTTGGCGCGTTGTGTCAGGTGCAGGTCGGCGGTGAGCAGGTCGATAAGCAGCGCAAAGCTGTGCCCGCATTCCTCGAATTCTTCCCTTAATTTCAACGTGCAGATCCTGGAAGTCGTCACGACGAATTCTCCTTTTTCGATGTCGTTGTTCGGTAGTTTATTGAAGGTTTTTTTCCTCGCCAGGGGCTTTCCGACGCGCAAATGTAAGTAGGTAATATCCCCGGATACTCGGCGAAAATATGCGCCTGAGTCTGCGCATTGGCCTCTGTTTTGGTTGATTCGAATTGTGATTAGCTGACAAGTTTTGTTTTGAATTCGAAAAGCGCAAAGGCTCTACATCGGGGTTTTTGACGCAGGGGGCAGTACGGAATGGTCCGTAACAGGCAGAAACTGAAGCTCACCGGCTGTCTTATCTGATTACAAAAACAAGGGCGCCTGGCGCCCTTGTATCACTTGGTACTACGGGTTCAACCTCACACCGGTCTCAGGTGGTAGCCCAAAGCATCCAGGGTGACGACGCCATAGGCGCGCTGGCCGTCTTCCCCTTCAAATGCGGTGACCACCTGTTTGCCGGGCAGCGGGATCCGCACTACGCCGTTGCCGCTGTCGAACTCCAACAGCCGGGTGGCGCCCAGCAACCTCGCATCGGAGCGCAGGCCCAGTTGCTGACGGGCTTGTTTGATTTGGTCGTTGGGCACCACCACCAGTTCCCCGTCGATATAGAGGCTGGTGCTGCCCACGCGGTGCCGGGCTGGGAAGATTGCGATGATGTGCTTATCCATGGTGAGGTCCTCGGGCCGTGGTAGCCTTGTGCCCGCTGCTGCGGAGGTGCTGTGCTTGCATGGTGTTGCTCCTTTTGTGGTGGCAGGTGTCGAGGAGGTGCGAACTCCTCGGCACCGTCTCTTTTCAGCCTTGCTGGAGTGGGCTGGCCGTGAACACGGGCCGGCGTTCGCAGCGCACTTCAAATAAACCCAGGTCGCGGCCTTCTACGTTGTGCAGGTGCACGACGGTGATGGCGGTTGGGCGGCTGTCGGGGTGGGCGCGCCAATGGTCGACGGCGGCCAGCTCGGCCAGGTCTTCGGCGCGGCAGCTTTCGACATATTGGCTGGGCAGGCAAAAGTGGCCGATCAGGGCGTTGGCTCGGTAGTGCAGGGTCATGGTTTGTTGGCCTCGTTTTGGCTGAAGTAGTCCATGCGCAGCAGGTGGATACAGGCTTCGAACAATGTGATGTCCAGGGTGCGCAGGTCGGTGAGGTTGAGCCGGTAGTGGTTGCGGTGGATCAGGCCCATTAAAAACAGCCCTACGGTGCGGCTTTGGCCGGTACCGCTTTCGGCGGCCTGGAGAAGATGGTCGAAGGCCTGCATGCCTCTGGTCTGGATGGTTTGGCGTTGTTTGGGGCAATGATTCGTGCTGCTCCGAGGGGCTGCGGTACGTCCTGCGAACTCCAGAGGCTGAGTACGCCAAACTTCCATTAATTCACGCCAAACGCTTTCGCCTTCGTCGACGCGCTCATGCACTTCGACTTCGGGCATGTAATCCATCTCCAGCACCTGCAGGCAGTCTTCAAACTCACGCTCGTCCAGTCGGTGCAGTTGTTTCAAGTCGAAGCGAAACGTTGCTCCGTCATACAAGCCCAGCAGAAAGTGGCCGATGGCGTTGCCGGTTGCGGTACGGCTGAGGGCAATCGGGATGAGCCTGTGCAGCGCCTGGGTGCCGGTACGGATGATGGTCGGTCTGCGTCGCTGATAGGCCCAGATTTGCGACAGTGCGTTGATCAATGAATCGCTCATGGTAGTGCTCCTTGCTGGGGGTTAAGCCTGGCGAACCAGGTAGAGGGTGAAGTGCTCGGGTAGGTCGAGTTTTTGCGCGGCCCTGATTTGCTCTCGGGTGCAGTCGTCGGCCAGAAAGTGGCTGGCACCGGCATTGGCGTGCTGCCGGATGCGGTCCACCAGGTAGGGGGTGGTGCAGGCATTGCCGGTGATGATGCCGGGGTCGATGCCCACAGCTTTCAGCTCGGCCTGACGGGCGCGTAGCCGGCGGGTTTTGCCGGACCCTTGAGGGCCGGTGATGACATGCGTTGGCATGGTGGTGTTGCTCCTTTTCAGTGGGCAGGGCGTTGCTCGCGCAGGAGAATCCGCGCGGGGGTTGAGGGGGACTGGAATGTTTGAACTGTTGGCGTATCTACAGGGCTGGAGGCCTTGTATTGGCTGGGGGTGAGTGGCCAAAAAAGTAGTTCGGTGCCGGTGGAATGCGCTGAACTATGGGGGTGTGGGGGATGGGCTGTAGGCCTTGTGGTTAGAGGCGTGCAGCCGATGGGGTGTGATGGGTAGCAAATGGAATGTAGGTGGAATGGAAGGTAGTGCGGGGCCTTCCCGTGACATTCCAGTGATGGTTTTTTGTAAGTAATTGAATTCATTTATAAATACCTCAATAGTTCAAAAATTACAGACGCAAATTCGTCCGCTCGCAGTGCTACTGCCAAAACGCGGGCAAGGCTTCGCCATGGACGTAAACGTCCAGGTTTTCAGGGGTGCTAAGGGGTCTTGAAGATCCAGCAGTTGATGGTGCGACGTTCGATCTTTGAGTACGCCTTGCGGGTCTCTACAAAGGTGTAGGTGGTGCTTTGCGGCAGGGCGCGTTGCAGTTGGGCGCGGGTGAGTACTTCCTGGCCGGCTTTGCGGCAGGCCTCTTGGAAGTGCTCGATGTTGATGGCCACCACGCCGCGCTCGCCGCTGTGGTTGAGGGTTTGGTGTTTTTCTTCGCGGGTGCCGTTGCTGTCGGTGATGGTGACGATGCGTTCGTTGAGGTAGTGGTAGATCTGCCAGAAGTGGGCGGCGTCGGCGTTCTCGCAGCCAATGCGGTGCTGACGTGCAATGGCGCGTTGCTCAAGGTGTTTGGCGAGGTTCTCGGTGTCGAGGTCGGTCCAGGCCGGGAACAGGGCCTGAGTGGCATAGGCGGCGGCCAGGACCTGGGCGTGGCACAACACGATGCGGGCTTCGGTGATGGCGGCTACGCGCTGCAGGCGTTGTTCGCAGTGGGGGAACGCTTCGAAGTAGCGGGCGAGCCATTGTTGTTCGCAGGCCAGGCACCGGCGCAGGTAACCGCCGAGCATTTTGGCGTTCATGCTTTTGAGGCGATCGGCACGGGGTTTGAGCGCTTGCGAGTGGTGGTCTTTGGTCGCATGCAGCTCAACAATCCGTGACAGGATGGCGCCGGACGCCTCGACACTTTGGTTTTGTGAGATGCCCAGGGCGCCTCGGAAGTGGGTGGCACGGGTCTCGTTACCGGTGCTTTTGACGCCGGTTACGCGCAGTGTGGCGTGGTAGTCGAACAGCTTTTTGAACTCATCCCAGTTGAATTGCACCACCACTTTGCGGCCTTGGCTGTCGGTGTGTTCTTTGTCGGATTCGATAAGGATCACCGGCAGGTTGCTCACTTCGCCGAAGGTGCGCGCCAGGCCGATCATGCTGGCGCCCGCGCCGCCGGGTTGGATGCCTTCGAAGTTCTCGCGGCCGGTGAGCCGCCACAGAAAGCGCAGCAGCGATGACTTGCCCGCCCCAGGCTTGCCGGTGAACTCCATAAAGGGGAACGACACCTGCTGTTCGCCGATCTGCTGCACAAAGTAGGTCGCTGTCCACCAGGACAGGATGGCCAGGCCGTTGAGCCCGTTCACGGCCAGGAAGTCTTCGAACCACTCGGGGTCGAAGTCTTGGCCACGTTCGATTTTGAAGTTGGCCAGCGAGGTTTTGATGCCGTTGCCGGCGATGTCGATAAAGCCGTGGTCGTTCACCGGCAGTTCTTTGCCTTGGTGAAACCCGAAGGTGGGGTAGCAATACAGGCCGGTGGTTTCGTCGTAGCCCACGAACGGCAGGCTGCGCACGGTGCGTACCGGGCGGTGTTCGTCGTTGAGCCATTTGTTGCGCAGGTTGGCCAGCACCGGCTCGCCGCCTTCGAAGTTGCCGCCGGGGGTTTGCTCCAGCAATGAACGTGCGAAGCTCCGGGGATCGGCAATGGCATTGGGGGCCAGCGGCGCTTTGCAACTGCGGGTTTTGTCGGGGAAGCGGAAGTCGAAGAAGTAGCGTTGCTCGTTGGTGATGATGTCCTTTTCCAGGTATTCCAGGTTGGGAATGCAGTTGGCGACCTGTTTGATTTTGACGTGCTTGACGAAGGTCTCGCGGTTGCCTTCGACCTTTTCTTCGCCCAGGTCGTCGTGCAGGTCGCGTTGGGCAACTTTGGCCGAGTACAGGCGGTTGCGGTACTCCATCAGGTAGAACCCCACCGGCCGGCGCAGGTAGAGCAGGTAGGCGAGTTTGTGGGTGCTTTCGGCGGTGAACAGGCGGCCTTGGTATTCCGCTTCGGCCATGAAGGTGGCGTCGAGCTGGCCGTCGCGGTAGACGTCGTCCCAGTCGCGTTCGCCGGCCAGGGCTACCCAGGCGAGTTCGTGTTGCTCGCGCAGTTGGTGCAGGTATTTGGGGGTCATCATGTGCCCGGCCGGGTCGTCGTCCAGGGCGATGACCCAGGTGATGGACTTGCCTTTGTTGGCCTCGATCAGCTCCCAGGGGAAGTTGTTGGCCGAGATGGAGGCAATCGCTTTGAAGCCCGCCAGGTGCAGGGCTATGGCGTGGAAGATGCCCTCGACGATGTAGACGCGGTCGCTCTTGTTGATCGTCATGCCCGGCGGCACCCAGCCGTTGCCCAGGTAGGCCATGCCCTTTTTGATACCCGCCTTTACGCCGCCGTTGGCGGTGACGGCTGAGGCGTCGATCAGGCGCTCCCAGTGGCCGTTGCACAGGGGAAAGCGCACGGTGTCTGCCCATTGACCGTCTTTGAGTTTGCGCCGGCCTTGTTGGTACCAGCCTTTGAGCTGGCTGATGTCGAAGCCGCGGTTGCGCTGCAGGTAGGCGTCGGCGGTGGCGTTGGGCTGGGCCTCGGTTTTGGGGAAGCGCTGGCTGAGGTTTTCGAACAGGTGACGGTAGCGCTCGCGGGTTTTTTCCTCGTATTGGCAGTTGTTGAGGCGGTTGCATTTGAGTTGGTAGGGCTGGGCGATGGCGATGTATGCGGTGCGCTCGCCGCAGTTGGGGCATAGGCCCTTTTGCAGGTATTTGGTGTTGATGGTTTGGAAGTCGAGGTCGCGGTCTTGTTTTAGGGCTTCTACGACTTCGTTCAGGTAGATGTCGTCGTAGTGCTGTTGGGTGGGTTTTTGGCGCCGGGTCATTAGCGCGCTCCACTCTTTTTGATGACGTGGGGCAGGACGCGCTGTGCCTGTTCGGCGGCCTCGATAGCGATGTGGACCATGTTGATCAGCACGGCAGATTTGGAGCCAGGCGTTTTTGGGCGAATCAGGTAGCGGCCTTGCTCGATCTCTTTTCTGATGGCTGTGTCGGATTGTCCTGAACGCCGGGCGTATTCGCCGACTGTTACGTATGGCGTGTCGATGTTTATTTGCATTCTGTTAACCTCCCACTCGCAAATATAGGGGAAATAAAGTACCTATATAGGAACTCAATCATGGTTCCTAAATAGGAACCTGTCAAGAGGGAGGTAGCCATGGATTTGTCGGTGAAGCTCAAAGCCATTCGAAGGCTGGAGGGGCTGACGCAGCAGGAGTTCTGCACGTTGGTGGATATCAGTATCAGCAGTTACAAAAAGTATGAAACTGATCTGTTTGAAATGGGGTACGGGGTGCTGTGTAAGGTGCTCTCGAATCCGCGGTTTACCAAATACACCCTTTGGCTGATGACTGGTCACACTGCTGTGGAGTGTGGGCAAGTCAGTGCGGTGTAGGGATGACTATCAAGAAGCTCGACGACGGGCGATATGAGGTGGACTGCCGGCCGGACGGGCGAGATGGAGCGCGTATCCGGAAGAAGTTTCGTACGAAAAACGAGGCTCAGATTTTTGAAAAGCAGGTGATGGGCGACGGCGCGCGTGGGGTGTTTGAAAAGAAGAAAAAGCGCGATGAGCGTCGATTGTCGGTCTTGATCACGTTGTGGTTCGACGGTCATGGCAAAGCACTTAAGCGGGGCGAGGAACGTAAAAGAGCCCTAGAGAGCATGGCTGAGCGGATGGGCGATCCTTGCGCTGCTGATTTGACTACCAGCCATTTCACCACCTATCGAGCTGAACGCCTGGCTGGGAAGTTCTGCCGAGTCTCTATCGGCAGCGGGCGCAAGAAGGGTGAAGAGGCCAAATCGGTCTGTGCCAATACCGTGAACCATGAGCTGGCTTATTTGCGAGCGCTCTTCAATGAGCTGGAGCGTCTGGGTGTGTGGGAGGGGCAGAACCCTGTTGGTAAGGTGCGTGCGCTGAAATTTGATGAGACAGAAATGGCATACCTTGAGGCCGAGCAGATCGTGCCCCTACTAGCCGACTTGGATGGGCGGGATATTGCGACGGGTATTGTTGCCAGGATTTGTTTGGCTACGGGCGCCCGGTGGTCTGAGGCCGAAGGGCTGACGAGCCGTCAGGTGCGGGGTGGGCGTATTCACTTTGCGCGTACCAAATCATCGAAGAATCGCACGGTGCCGATTTCTGAGGATCTGCAAAAGCAGATCAAGGCGGCGCTGCCTTTTGGGGATTGCTACAAGAGGTTTGAAGCATCGGTGGATGCGGTGAAGTTGGATCTTCCGGCTGGGCAGCTGACACATGTGCTCCGGCATACGTTTGCCAGCCACTACATGATGAATGGGGGCGACATTCTGACGTTGCAGCGGGTGTTAGGGCATGCGTCGTTGGCAATGACGATGAAGTATGCGCATTTTAGCCCGGGGCATTTGGCGGAGGTGGTGACGCTGAATCCATTATCGAAAATTGAGGCGGCGGGGTGAGTGCGATGTTTGAGGGTACCAATTGGACCACTGTATTCGTGGCACTTGCTACAGGCAGCGCAGCAGCTTGTGGGCCTCTATTGCTATGGTCCCGGCAGGTTAAACGAGAGAGGGAGAGTGTAAGAGCGTCTCTGCTTGCTGAGGTATCAGCTTTGCTTGAAATGGTTAAGCGTCGTAACTACGTCAGGGACCTTAGAGCGACCGAATCGTACCTGAAGACTCTTTCTCCTGATGAACTGAAATTGATCAACGTGGAGGAGTTTGGTTTCTCACTCCCAGTGGGAGAGAACTACAACCGGGTATACCAAGCGAATGTCTCGCGGTTAGGTGCGCTTTCTGCGACTGAGGCGACTCAGATCGTGCGCTTTCATCAGTTCGCCGACAGCGTGCGAGCAGATGTTTCATCTGGTGGGGTCTTGGCGATAGGGTCAGTAGACCATGAGTCATATGGGGAGACGGCTGGGATTCTGGAGGCTGCGATTGAGATCGGAACGCAACTTACCAAGCCACCATTATCCCGATGGCAGCGTATGAAAATCCGATTCAAAAAATGAGTGTGGACGTTTTGTGGACGTTTTGACGAAAACGACACATAGGATTTTCGCCGTTTCCCAAACCCCAGAAACCACAAAGCCCCGCATTGCGGGGCTTCGAGATATGGTGCCGGCACCAGGAGTCGAACCCGGGACCTACTGATTACAAGCTAGGTGCTCAAAATATACAAATCAATGAGTTACGAGATTCCTTGTTACGTGCAGATCACCTAGAGGCGCTGTAAATAGGAGCTGCCGCTAAGCTTGTTACGTGCTGACATCGACCAAATCCTACTGCGTCATATGTCCTTCGAAATAAAGATAGGAATCTCGCGCGTCCACTCTCCGAGACCGTCGATATCCAGCTGTAGACGAAACGGGAACCAGCCGTCGTCGCCCCCTCGATCCATCTGTTCAATGGCGATGACTTTCCGTACGCAACGCAGGGGGGTGCATGGAGGTGTGATGCTGAGGCGATCCGTGTAAGGGATGGAAGCCATTCTTATCGCTTCAAGCTTGATCAACCGAGGAAGCCATTCAGAGCCAAAGAATTCCGCCGTGTACTCGCGGATTCTTGTCCCGTAATCAGGCGCAAACCAGGACTCACCTCTGCTCATGGAAAGGCAAGTTTTCACGTTCTGAGGTAGAGCGTCTAGCCCACTCACCCTTGCGAAACTGCCGTTCAAAACTTGTATATCGTGGTCTTCACCTAGGGCCATTGTCGACGGCAGTTGATGAACATCTATGGTAGGGAAACTCGCTTTGGTCGATGCGGTAATGACGTCATAACTATCGGTTTTCGACCAGCTCGGCGCTTCAGCCAACTCTCTCCCTTCACCTAGCTCATTGACGAGTACAAACCTGTCGTATGGGTCGATAGTGTCGAAATTTTCGATAAACCTAATTAGCTCAGATAGGTCGCCTATAACGAAATGGTCAACACGAAAACTCCAAGAGCCTTTCGTGATCGAGACCAACGTACCGACAAAAGTGATTGAGGGGCCGACCGCGATGAAGTCAAAAGCTCGTTGTCCTGGCCGCATTCCCGTCATTTCGAGCTTTATGCGTGCCTCGTGTTCATCTCTCATTCCCTGGAGCACTGTTACAGGGTATGCCGAGGCATCCACATCAATAATTCGAGCATGGTTTTTACACATCCATATGCCGTTGCTGATTTGTGCGCGCTGCTCCGGCGTCATATCTGGGTCATATCGTGGGCCCCCCGGCGCTGCAGCGGTAATGTGCGCAGCTTCACCGATGCTTACCGTTTTCTCAATTCCCTGATCGGCAGGACCTGAGGTGGCTATTCCACATCCCCTAAATGAGCACCGATAGCAAGCACGTAGAGCGAGCGATGTTTTCGTTTTGGTGGTGAAATCGTCTCGTGTCAGTTTTAGGGTGCCACCGTCGCCGGTTTTATGAGTCGTCATGCCGTGCTTATCCCTGTCGGTGCTTGGATTCGATGTTTTGCGAGTTTAGATTTAATAATCCAATGGCTGGGAATTTACTGCGGCTGAAGGGGCTAGTAACGAGGTTTTCATTCTGTACCTGAGGGGGGGACGATCGGGATGCTGAGATCGTAGACATCCATCATCTTTGGGTCACGGTGGCCGCTCGCTTCCTGCTTGTCCGCTCGGTTGCCTACTGTGTCAGTGATGCCCCGTCGTTTCAGGTCGTGCAGGGCAAACCGTTGTTCCGGCGTAATGAAGTCGTCTGAAAGCGCCAGGGTGATGAAGCGTTGCCAGGCTGTGTCTAGGCTGGTTTTGCGCAGTGGGCCGCCGTGGCTGGCCACAATGATGTTCCTGCGTGATGTCTGGATCGGGATCGCGGTTTTGCGTTTGGCCCATACCTTGGATCGATAGGCCTTTGCGTTGTCCCAGGCTTTGCGCAGCCGTGGCGTCCAGCGAACGATATTGTCACGGCTGCCTTTGCGACGGTTGGTCAGTATCCCAGTCGCCAGTTCGTTTTCATCGGTCAGGGTCACAACCTCGATTCCGCGCAACCTGCAGAGATAGGCCAGCTCCATGACGTAGCCCAGGTACTCAGGGCAGCCGCCTTTCTCGTTGCGCTGCAGTAGCCCCCTGGCAATTGCCCGATCAATGAGAGCGTCCATGACCTGGTGATTCGGTAGACGGCGCTGCTTGCGCTCTACGGGCGCTTCAATGCCCAGCGCTGGGTTCACTTCGAGGAAGCCGCGATTGCGGCCCCACTGGAGCACACGGCGCAGGTAGCGTAAAGCGTGAGCGGCCTTTGATGGCGTGCCTTCGTCCGCAAGTCGGTCAACGATTCGTTGCACCAGGGCAGAAGTGAATTTCCGAACAGCCAGATCCCCCAGCGGTTTGCCCAGCTTGGTGGGAATTTTTAGAAGAACATCGCGGGAATAGCAGTAGTCGTCATGGGTTTTCGAACTGAGCTTCTTGTACCGATCGCTGTCGTGGAACTGGGCGCAAACGTAGCGGAGCGTTCCCCGATCGGCGTTGGAAGCCTCGTCCATGATTTGGTGCAGCTCTGCCAGCGAAACGTTAGCCGGCGCAATGTTGCGCCGGCGCTGTGTGCCCGTCTCGTCACGATGAAGGCTGTACCAGACACCTTCGTTTCGCTGGTCAAAGTAAACGGCCGCTGGGAGAGCGGCCTGGTCGATGTGGGAGGGAATATGCGGATTATGCTTCCGCTTCCTTGCTTTCCTCATAGGATGTCGGCGTCGTATCGCTCTGCAGTGGCAGGCTTCATGCCTGCGGCTTGGTTGATAAGGTCCAGCGTTGTCCATGGTCCAGTACGGCCGCGGAACAGGCGAACGCCCTGGTCGATCAGCGAGCGTTCAACATCAGACCGGCGTTGGTAGCCAGTGATGCGCTGCAGGTCGGTGAATACCAGGACGTTGTCCGATCGGGAGTTCATTGCTAGCCCTCTGTAAGCTGGAGCACCCCGGGCAGTCTAGCGCTGCAGCCGGGGCATGATTGTTAGAAGTTGGGATGCAAACTGCTGGAACTATTGATTGGCCAGCAGCTGCGACACAAATGTCCTTTCACCTGCAGTGAGATCACCTTGCAGGTGGGCCATGGTGGTGACTGCCTCGAGGCGGATCCGGGCGTCGGGCGTCTTGTGGACCTGGTATTCGAAAAGCGCGGTACCGACGATGCGGATGGCCATCAGGTGCCGCGCCGCCTGCAGTCCTTCTGTCGGCACTGTGGTAGCCTTCGGATCGCTGCTGCTTTGGTGCTTTGCTTGCATGGTGTTGCCCTCAGTGGTGGTTGGTACCGGGGAGCTGTAACTCCTCGGTGCCCTTCCTTTTCCGGCGTAGCCGGTGTTCGGTCCGGTTCTTAGGCTCATGCCTTTCGCACCAGGTAAATAACCAGGTCTTCAAACTCCCCTTCGTCGTTGCAGGACTGCCACTCCAGCACGGCCTGCACTTGTTCCCGGGAGCATTCCATGACGAAAATCTCGCTCTGGCCTCCGGTGGCCCGAACCTCAAGGATTTGGACGAGGCCGTCAGCGCCGTAGGCTTCGGCAAACACGGTTCTGCCCTCGTAACCCAGTTGAACCATTACCGCGTTGATCCGGCGGATCTCCTCGGATGCGTTGTCCTGATCCCGCTCAACAATCAGTTGGATGTGCATGGCGGTTACTCCCGGAAGATGAAGCAACGCATGGTCGACGGGATGTGAGCAGTCGGAGCCATATCCTGCTGACGCGCTCGGATCGCGCTTTCCACGCGTTTCTGAGTGTCCAAGCAATGGTGAGCACGGCAGTCTTTGAGCAGTCGGCGCAGCACTGCCAGGTCCGGAATGCGCTGGCGGTGCTCCAGAGCGACCTCGGCGAACTGGTTAAGATTGATGGCGATCAAGCCAGGCTTTTTGCTGTGGTTGACCATCGGGGCAGAGGGCAGCGATTCCAGGTAATCAAACACCTGCCAAAACTCGTTCACTTCCTTCGGATCGGTGCTGATCGCCGCCTGGCGCTCGTTGGCCGCTTTCAGAAGGTATTTGCGGCAGGCCTGGACCATGTGGTCTGGGATAGCGATGACGAGCTGCAGGCAGTCCAGCAGGGCCAGCATCATGCTGTGGTTCTTGATGACCCGATCGGATGCCAGGTTACGGCTGGCCCAAAGCTCGGCGCGGTATTGGGGATACAGTTCCGCGAAGCGCTTGAGCACCAGCGGCTCGGCGCGCATTGCCTTCACCATGAAGTGGCTGACGTGCTCCAGTTCGGTCTGAACAATTGCATCAGCAGCCTTGCGGCTTTTATCGGTGATCACCGGCTTGAGAAACGGCAAGCGAACGATACGGCTGATGATCGCTTCGTGGCCGGTAACGATGGCGTTCTGAGCGATTACGATGGACGCGCGAAACGGCGGCTCGTAGGTATCGTTGCTGTTGGACTTGACTCCCCGGGTACGCAGGGTGCCGCCGCCATAGAAGTCCTTAAACTGGTCCCACTCGAAGGCCTTGGTATTGTCCTCGTTGGTGTTTCGGTCAGCTTCAAGAAGCACCAATGGTAGGTTGGCCACCTGGCCCATTGCTCGGCTCAAGCCTGAGAACGAACTTTTGGCTGGATCGAAACCCTCGTAGGTCCGCCCGAACAGCTTCCAGATGAACTTGATGAGCGTGGTTTTGCCCGAATCGGGCTCACCCGACATTTCCAGGAACGGAAAGCTTTCATGTTCGGCCCTGATCTGCTCGGCGAACAGCGAGCCAAACCAATAGGTGAGGGCAAGAACTCCATTCTCGCCAAAGACAGTCCAAAGGTTCGGCAGCCAGTCTTCGCGATAGCCCTTACTTTCCAAGGCCATTTTGATTTTTACCGACTTCATCAGGCATTTGACCCGCTGCTTTCCGAACTCGAAATAGTCCTCGTCGTTGGCCTTGTAAATAGACCCGCTGTGGATAGCGATGTCGTTGAAGATGTACGCCTTGTGATCGCGGCTGTAGCCCAGGAAGTCGATGGTCTCGACGGTTTTCAGGCGTTCGGTTTGACGAATAATGATCTGGTCCAGGTGCTTTTGCGTGCCCAGCCAGGTCGCGCCCGAATACATCAAGCGGGTCTTAAACTCGCTGCTCGAGGAGATTTGTTTCGGCGTGAATGTGTAATTCTCGCCATGGTCGTCGTGGATCCCCAACACCTGGAAGTAAAACCACGCCTCGTTGGTGACGTCGTTCACCTGCTTGTACAGCGCCTCAAAACGGCAGTTGGCGAGAAGTTTCAAGCTGCAGACGTTCTGCAGCACCTTGCGGCGTGCAGCCTTGTCGTTGAGCTGTTGGTCATCGTGGTCTTCGCTGGTGGCTAGAGCCTTCTGTTCCTCCTCGAGCTTCGACAGATCGAACTTGGCCCAGTAGGTCTGGTTGCCGAAGTCAAAAGCGAACTCTGGGAAACCTTCTTCCCAGGTGTACATCAGCAGCGCCTTTTCTTTCGGCGAGGGGGCCAGCAGCAAATCGCCCTCATGGCGCGCAGCATCCAGGTCACGCTTGCGCTTGTCATTGCGCGCCTTATCTTCATCTTCGAACTGCCAGCGCTGGTGCAGGTCGTTCCAGTCGACTTTCTTATCCCGTTGTGGAATCAGCGCTGCCTTACAGGTGAAGCCCATTTCGCGTGCCTGTTTGACCCAACGCAGCAGGTAGCCGCGAGCAGTTGGTTCGTTGTCCAGGCCCCAGACCAAAGTGGGCAGGTTGCCTGGTCGCTGCTCCACCAGGTGTTTCAAAGCTTCTACTGGGAAGTTCACACTCGACATGGCCGACACCGCGTCGACGTCGTTTTGCACCAAGGCGGTGGCGTCGAAGATGCCCTCGACAATCCACAGCTCTTTGACGTTGGCCAGGTCCACGTTCGGCGGGCACCACCACTCACCCTGTGCGCTATATTTGGGCTTGAAACGGGCTTTCATCTTGCCAAAGCGGGAAGGTCGATCGATCAGACGCTCCCAGTAGCCACCGTTCGGCAGGGTGAATCGAATCGTGGCACTAGACTCGTTCGTCTCGTAGTTGACGTAGTTCTCCTGGGTGAACCAACCGGTCATATTTCCAGCGTTCAACCCACGAGCAAATTCCAAGTACGCCCGTGCGGTTACGGTCGGATCGTTGTCAGTTGCCGGCGCCCGCTTGCTCCAGTCCTCAAACAGGTCCTCGTAGATTCCTTTGACGTGCTCGATATGGCCGCAGCGCTCCGGCCGACCGCAGCGGATCTGCCAGGGCTTGTCGTGGCGGGCATACAGTTCTTTCTTGTTGCAGGCAGGGCAAACGCCGCCCCGCATGTATTTCGTGCCTACGCGTAGCTTCAGGCCGAAGTCATCCTCAAGCCGCTGAAGTATTTGAGTGCGGAGATCTTCATTCATCATTGACATTATTTCGCTGCTTTTAGGCTGTGAGAGAGCGCGGCCATCAGGCGTTTTTGCGCTGCCATTACCGGCACGTGGGCGAGGATTGCACCGTGGCGAAGACCGTCTGCTACAAAACGGAATTGGTCGTCGTACCAATGTTCATTGAGGCTCAAGCGATACTGTTCACGCAGCGCGGCCAGCAACGCTTCGGCCTCGGCTGGGGGCAGTTGAGTGGTGACAATTACGGCGTTTGCCATCGTTAAACCTCGATTTCGGGCGCAGCTCACCCAAACCCACGGGACGTGGGGCCGGCGATTGGTTGGGTTGGTGTTACGAGTTTGCGGAGCGCAAACGCACGTTGTCCGGCGCGGTCAAAATGCGTTCATAGATCAGGCTGACGGGTACGGACCAGCAAACCCCTTTGATGGGGTCCTTGATCACCACGACGGTGGTGTTGCTGTAGTCCAGATCGAGGCGTTGACGGTAAGCGACTCCCTGTAGCTCTAAATGGGCAAGGGAAGTCAGCTTGATTGCAACTGATTCGGATACGTCGAAGGTGGCCACCAGGTGGTTGATGGTGCGGTTAAGAAGCGCCGACAGATCGCCCAGGTGTTCGGCTTGATGACGTTCAAGGAACGCCAGCGCGGCGTTCTGCATGCATTCCTGGTAGTCCAAGGCATTGGTCTGAGCAGTCATTTGGCTTTCCCCGATTTGGCGCGATATAGATCGATGGCGGCATACACTTCGGCTGTGCGTGCGGCCATGTGTAAGGTGTGGGCGTTCTGGATCAGTTCGGCTTCATCGTCAGTGATCACCCCGTCATCAAGTGCCTGGGCAATGATTTGGTCGACCGTCCCGTGCTTAGCTGAACTCTGTATGGCCCGCGCATACATCTCTACGTTATCCAGGCTGTCTGGATGGACCACTGGTACGAACATGCCGCCGTACATTGCTGCAACATAGTTGGGCAGGTGCTGTGTGCCAGCGACCCGTTCCAGCTGGAAAATCTGCGCATCGGTCAAAGGACGGCAGTTGTTGTTCTCATAAGCGTGGTTATCAAACTTTTTGAGCGGCAGGCCGATCTGGGCGGCGGCGCATTCGCGACCGCCCTCGTAGGTGCAAATAATTGCACTGACGACTTCACGACGTGTTTTTAGAACCTGAATATTCATGTTCTGCTGTTCCCTCAGAGATCTGGCCATTACTGTGCAATTACACCGTCTTTGATCCCCAGAAGGACGGCCGCGCGGTGCGCCTCCCCACGGCGGCATCTGCTTTGGCCACTCAGGACCGCGTAAACGGTGCTGGGGTTGAGCTGGTGTTGGGTTGCAAAGTCCTTTGCGGACTGGCCCCGCTTTTCTAATGCTTCCCGCGCTTGCTTGCGGGCTTGCTCGGTAACGCTTGAGTTCGGCATAGTGCAGATCCGTGCAATTTCATGTGGTGTGAGATGCACAATGATGCACTTAAGTGCATTTGTAAATAGTAAGGATGAAAAAAAGTGCATCTTTCTGAAGAGATCGGTTCTAGGCTGCAAGAAGAGCGGAAGCGATGCGGCATGACACAGAATCAGGTCGCGGAAGCACTTGGAATTGCAAAGCGAACACAAGCGAACTACGAGGCCGGGTCTAGCGATGCAACAGCGTCGTATCTGAGCAAGGTTGCGGTTCAGTTTGATTTCGATGTGCCCTACATCCTCACTGGGCGACGTAGCACGCTGCCCCTTGATTCGCTGAATGAGGTTGAAGACAGCATTGTTCAGCAGTACCGCAGCATCCCGGCTGATGATCAGCGAGCCATTCGGCGCTTTGTAAAAGCGTTGGCAGACGACGTTGTTAAAGGCTCGAATTGAATAATCTGGTTCTGCCATGCCATCGGCTTGCCCCCATATCAGTGCGTCAGCAATGGATTTTATGGAGTGGTAAGCATGTTGGATCGCACAAACGCCGATGTCAGTTACGTGGAAATAGCAACATCTGCGCGGTATGAGCTTTCGCACATTGAGCGACGTCTGATTGGCTTCTATCGCCAGTTGAGTCTTCGTGACCAGGAACAATTGCGCCGGCTGACCGAAGCGCTGATAAGCAACCCGGACCAGTCCGACGAAGATTGATTCCTGAGCCGCCGCGCCGGCATGTCCCTGTCGGCGGTTTTTATCATACGACTGCCTGCGATCCGAGCTTTTCGAATAGCTCTCGCTGCTGGGCTCTGGGCATGTCTCGCAGTCGATCAATCAGCAGCCTGTCAAACGTCTGCGCGGACGGGCTGAGCGTGTGTGAGAACGTGAGATTTGCGACCCAGCTATGCCCACACTTTGCGTCTAGGCACTGGCAGTACAGTTTCGCGAAGTCTGCAGACAGTACCTCGCGTGATGCAATCCTGCCCTTGTGCCCGCACTTACAAGTAACTCTCATGTTCCCTCCCCAGGGTGCAGCTAATTGCTACTATCTTCGCATGTGATGCAGAATATTTCTCGGGTGCTGACACGTCAGGTAGCGGTTTCCTCTGCGTTATCGGGCTTTCTCCAGTCGATACGCCTGTCATTTCGAAGGGTGTCATTCAACTGGTCGAACAGCTGACAAATCGGCCTGATCTCATTGCTGGTGTACACGCGATCGATCTTCTCGATGTCGCCAAACCCCCCGTTGTTCTCGGGGATGATTCCGGCCAGGGCAGGGTTCATACGCCAGGCGGCGATCACATCGTTGCGGGTGATGTTCTTCACCTTCTCCAGCTCATCCTTGGCTTGGAAGTCCCCCACGGGGATGATCTGGATCGCGTTCTCCTTGCCGTTGGGGATGTTGACGAACATCGAACGGAAGTTGCCCACACCCTTGCTGGCGCTGATTTGGGCGCGCAGGTTCTCTTCGTCTTCCTCGGTCAGGTCCGGGTCGTTGGTGTAGAAGATGTAACCCGCGTGCGCGCCGTTGCTGTAGTAGCGCCGGCGGAACAGGGTTGCGGCTTCGTTGAGCAATAGCGCCTGCAGACCGCCCAGGTAGTCGGGCACGCCGTAGATGTTCTGTTCCACGTCGTAGTCCAGGACGTGTTCGATTTCGTCCTGGTCGAAGTCCATGTATTTGCTGTCGGGCAGTAGCATCCTGAATCCGCCGTCGACCTTCACACGCATGTTGATGGCCGGAAGGTGCTGCATCTCCAGTACTTCGCCGAAGGCGTTGGTGTCGCGATAGAAATACGCCTCGCCAAATACCATGTAGTCCAGGCTCGCTCGGCCCATGGTCGGCGTGCTGCAGCCCTCGGACGGGATGAATTCACGCAACAGCAAATTGCGTTTGAACTTGGGAATGGCGCCGTGGTGCGCGTTGGCGCGCAGCAGCTTGGCCAGGCCCGCCCGCGACACTGGCGGCTTGTAGATCTCGCCGTCGTCGCTGAGAAACACCCCCAGGTACTCGCCGATGTTGCCGGACAACACCTGTTCGGGCTCCCCGAAGGTGAACGCCCGCATGGGCTGTTGCTGTCGCACCTGTTGGCTGGCTTGGGGCTTTCTGCGTCGTGGCTTGGGCATTGTTTCCGCTCGTGACGTAGCGGCTACGGCGCCGCTTGTTGGTATTTAGGGGTTCATTGGCCAAGGCGTGCATGACCGCCCAGGCGATGTCGGCGTGGCCAGTGGCGTCGGTGCGCGAAGCGCTGTAGGTCACCTGGCCGCTGGTGGTGGTGCCGCGCTTGATGGTCAGGAATGCCTGGGCGATATCGGTCCAGCCGGCGTCCCACTCGATGCGACTGCCCTGGATCGTGTCCTGGGCCTTGAGTACCAGGGTGTTTTTGGTCTCAAGGCTGTAATGGATCGGCGTGGCCTTCGCGTAGAAGTCGCGCACCAGGTCGAACACGCCATAGCCCACACCGGTGATGTCGATGCCGATGTGTTGTACGTTGAAACGCTCGGTAAGTTTTTTGACCTGAGCGGCCTGGTACGTGAACGAGTGTCCCCGCCAACTGTGCTTTTCCAGGATGCGGAATTTCGCCCCGGGCTCGAGCGGAGGGGCGACCACCACACAGGTGGCGTCGTCGCGTGTGCGGCTTGGGTCATAGCCAAGCCATACCGGGCTGTTGCCGAATGGGCGATCCAGTTCGGCGTTGTAGTCCTCCCACAGCGACAGGTCGGAATAGCAGCGCTCCAGGTCTTTGAGCCCGAACGCGCTCTGGCTGCTGTCGATGAACTTGCAGTAGAACAGCTGCTGGAATTTGTCTTCGTCGTACTCCAGCTGCAGCTGTTCCAGGTCGAACAGATCGCAGCCGCCGGCGATGGCGTCGTCCAGGGTAATCGTCTTGCGCCATTGACCATCGGGGCACAGCGCGCCCTGGGTGTACGACGCCTCGGTGGGCCAGGTGCCGCCAGCTTTCTTGCCGCGTTTGCTGTTGCGGAACTCCTCGCCGGACCAGAAGGGGTAAGCCTGGTGCGACACCGCGCTGGGCGTCGAGAAGTAGGTTTTGCGCCACTTCTTGTGGGTGCCCATGGCGCTGGCCACGGTGCTGAGTTTGTCGAAGTCGCGAATCCAGAAATACTCATCGACATAGACGTGGCCATGGTAGCCCTGGGCGGTGCTGCTGTTGGTACTGAGGAAGCGCAGCTCGGCGCCGTTGCTGAGCGTGATGGGGTTGCCCGTCAGCTCAATGTCGAACCACTGCTTGGCAAACTGGATGATGTAGCTGCGGAAAATCTCCGACTGCGAGCGGCTGGCCGATAGGAACACCTGGTTGTCGCCAGTCAGCACAGCATCCATGAACGCTTCGCCGGCGAAGTAGTACGTCAGGCCGACCTGGCGGCTTTTCAGGATGTTGCGGATACGGCACGTCAGCGGGTTTTGCTTGGCGGCGAACAGCTCCTGCTGATAGCGGTACATCTTGCTGATGAACTTATCCAGGAAGTCGACTTCGGTCAGTCCGCTGATGTCGTTCTTGGCTTTCTTTTCGCGTTTCTTTCCTCCGCTGTCACCCCGGCTCGAACGTTCGCCACGCGCGCCCTGGCGGCGTTCCTGTGGCTCGTCTGCGGATTCCCCGACCGGCGCTGGCGACGGTTTGACCGCTTGCTTTAACAGGCGCTCGCGCACCGTGGTCAGCCGGTCCAGTTCGTTGAGTTCGTCCTTGGTCAGGCTGCTGGCTTTGTCCAGGAGCAGGGTGATTCGCCGGCCAACCGCTGTCAGCGGTTCTTCGTCCGACAGCATGTCTTCCCAGCCGCCCTGGCGTATCCAGTAGTAGACGATTCGGATGTTGGGCAGGTTGAGCTGCGCCTGAATTTCCTTTGCCTTACAGCGGCGCAGAAACAGGCGTTTGGCGGCTTCTTTAACTTCGGTCGAGTAGTACATGGGCCGCAGT